CCCACTGGTGTTTGGTTACGAACATCCCAGTCGATCGGGATCAACGTCTTCACGTTCCTGGGTCATCCAATAGACTTTACTATATCGGATTTTTTTATCTACAAGAAGATAAGCCATCCCCGATACCGCCCGTTTGTGCTTTTTTGAGTGAGCACAGGACCTCGTTTCCTGCAACACTAAAAGACAAACCCCGGAGTGTTTAGTTCCGGGGTTCTATAAATCTACAATAAATTACTCTATTAGGACTTTAGAACCCCTACATGTTCACTATCAATACTTGTTGAACCTGCAGCTTCACACCAGTAGGCTGGCATGGGCTGTCTACCCAAAGTTAAATAATGATTGTTTATGAGTTTGTTTGTCATAGTAGCTATTGTAAGTTATTTATGTATTTTTAACTACCTCTTCGGTCCAAGTAAGTGTTGGGTCAGCCTTAAATTTTGCTTCCAATTCTGCCATCCCGGGTGCCGGAGTAAAAGGTGCACCAGGGATTTCTCGATCAATGGTCCACCCAATCGTTGCACCATTTTCAACAATTGGATTAGGAGTAGCTTTAGATTCAACATTATGTGCTAAGACCAATTCATGGTTGGCTTCTATCACTGCTAGAGCTGTTTCAAGCTCAGCTCCAGTGAGCGTTTCTAAGATCCAATCGTGCATCGAAACGGCTTGGGTTGTTCCGTCTGTTAATTTTCTAGTTGGTAGTTTTATAGTTACTTGCATAGCGAAATCCTTTTAAATTATTTATCATATATTTATGGCCTGAACCATTGATACACAATAGATTCAGCTGGTTTATTTCTGATACTTGGGCTAAAATTTGGATAACTATCGTGTTGAGTTATATTATCAGCTAACCAATAAGGAATGGCCACACTATCTGTCTTTACACTGGTTTGTTCATTGATGGCTTCTAATGCAGCTTCTATACCAATGGCTTGCCTGCCAAAATCTGCAGTATAGTTTGAATTGGCGCACGGAGCATTGCCACCTGGACACCCCGCATCAGATGCTGTATGATGGTTGGAATATGGATTATTGACACTTTCTATCATGATCAACCAAGAAACAGGTTTGGTAGAATTGATAATTTTTAAAATGTACGGAATGAATCCACTATATCTGGGCTTTAACATATCCACACTCATGGTTAGTTCCTCTGCAGCCGTTGGAATCGGACCAGCAATCAATTGCAATTGTATAAAATCTACTGCATCTAGCAACTTAGGAGTTGCTGTGATTGTGTTGTTTGTTTGTATCAAGTATTGTTTTCCGTTAAAAACTGATCTAATATTGCTGGATAATGCCAACAAATTTGTTTCGCGAATCTGTTGAAAATTGTCCCATGCTGATGGTTGCCAGTCGGTCCAGTCTAGTGATATAGCATCAAAACCTGCACTTTGAATCAATTTTGCTTGAGACAACATAAATTTTGAATATCCTGTAAAAAACCTCAAAATCCAATTTGGACTAACAAAGTTACTCAACAAATAACCACGGCTATCATGTGTGCATATTTGCATCAACAATTGAGATTTTATTCCAATGGCAGCAGCTTGTTGACCCATCCAGACCAAATCTGCATCCGGAATACTTACAAATCCTGTTGAGGCAAAATCTAAATCTGGGTTGTTGACATCTTGTATACAAACATACTGTGGAATATAAATTTTTGATGCATTTAGTTTTTTTATTCTTACAAGTGTTTGTAAAAATCCAGAACGATTTGTAGTGGTACATCCTATATTCAAATTGGGATTATTAATAGGAGCGTCGTTCCAATTGTCTTTTAACGACATAGCCAACGGAACTGTATTTAATGATGCACCAGAAAATTTTGGCAAAGCAAGATTGCCCATATAAGATGCAGGATATTGTACCGTGTCGCCGCCCAAGGCACAGGTGTCATCAACTGTGGGCAACAATTGAGTGGTAGTATATGCAGATGGATAAACATTTTGTGTTATGTTGGTGGATATTTTAATTTGTTCCGCTTCTGGTTTACATAGTGTGGGATTTACCACACAAGTGAAATCTGATAGGCTGGCAATTTCTGCATATCCGTCGGCAATTGCTGAATCCCAAACTACTATTTTGCCGTTTTCAAATAAAAGCCAAACTCCTGAATTGGGATAAAATCTATATACGTAACCTGCTGCATTAGCACTATTTTGATGTGATGAAAAGTATTGAGGATATGTTTTTTCTGCCCAATTAAACACATCATCAACTGTGACACTAACACCAGCAGGTGGAGAGCCAGCACTGGTAATTTGTGTTTTTAATGATGTCACTACCGAATTTGGAGTGGCTCCACAGGCAGCAAGTACTAACGTAACAAAAAGTATTAGATATTTACGCATATTTTTCCCAATAAAAAAGACATACATCCAATTATAGCATGTATGTCTTGTTTGGGCAACCTGGTGTTGCGGTTTAACGACGTTCCCGCCCGGCACCTTTGACTACCAATTTTTCCGGTTCGTCCCGTTTTGGGCGTATTTGTACTCTTGTTTTTTCAGGATCAAACGTAGGGCTGGGAGCCGATATATTGGCAGGTTCAGTATCTGCAACATCATCTTCTGTGGCAGATTCACCATTATAAAGAATTTTAAATGTCATGTTGCCTTGAGCTGCAATAGCAGAATAGGCTTTGCTGGTAGATAGTTTGACGCCTGTGACTGCATCACTGGGATAGTGTGCATCCATGCCTTCAATCACAAACGTATCACCGCGTTGGCTCACACGATTGTAGACTTGTACCAATGCACCGTTGTTTAGGATTTCAGCTGCGCCTTTGCTAAAGTCGGTCTTGGTGTCAACCCATTCAATCACTTTGTGTGCTATGACCAACATCAATACATGAATTGGTACCGCAGGTTTTCCACGCTTGGCCACATAGTCATCATACCATGTCTCTAACCTTTTGCTAACTATACCTTGTCCGGCTAGTGGTGCACCAAGGTCCAAATTAAGTCGGCGTAAATTTTCAACTTGCTGTGCTTCTTCGGCGGTTATGATCCCACCTAATTGAGCAATGGTCAATGGGCCACTGTAGTGAGCAGCGTAGTTGTAGTCACCGCGTGCATTTTGTGTGCCTTTGAATGCATCAATGATGGGCATGATTTTGGCATGTTTTTGCAACAGTCGTTCACCATTAGGTGATGCACGTAGTTCTTCGATCTTTTTAGCAAAATTGGCAGCACTGGCAAAGGCACCGCCGCCCACTGCATCTTTGGTGGATATGTTCAATTCTTTACCATCAGGATTGACTAACACACTATCACTTAAAGCACCGCTAGTACTGTCATTGAAATTGATAGTACAATTTTTTAATGTTGCGCCAGGACCAAAGAATATATCCACTGCTTCTTGTGCGTTGCCACCGATGTTCATGCCTTTTACCAATGCAACAGGTTGCATCATTTCGCAAAAATAAATTTTAAATGCATCAAAATTCATATTACCAGATGGAACTATAACTGGAAAATCGCTACTAGCTAAAAATATCTTTGCAGCATTTGCTTCGTCGCTCTGTGGTCCAAACTTGTTTTGTATCTGTGCAACAACATCAGCTGGGCGTAGTCCTGTAAAAGATTGACCTTTGAATACTTCGCTGGGCTTGTATCCGGCATTTTCTTTTGCCCCAGCACGACTGTTAAACTTAAAACCACCAGGGATGGCCGAGTGTGGGAAATCATTGTCGTTGCGATTGGCTTTGATTTCCTTAAAATATCGACCTAGATAATAAGTACGATCAGTTTTGGTATCAGTAAAAGTGGCTATACCGAACCCACCCATGGCAGGGGATATGGCATTTGTCCATTGTACGTTTTTGCCTTCTGTGGCTTGTGCTACGGCATCTTCGAGCTCTTTGGGTTCTAATCTACCACGAGAGGGATAAAAATCCAATCCTTGAAAGGCAATTTCATCACCTTCGGGATTTTTAAACAATTCTCCAGGTTTACGCCGGGCAAGGCCAATACCTTCAGTTAGTACAGTATCAAGAATATTAATTAAGTCACGCATCTAGTATTTATTCTAATATTCTGTAGAAGTCTTTGTCTAACCAAGTGGTCAGTAACTCTTCTTGCCGAACATAACCGTACTTGTTTATACTGGTTTCTACACTATCGTTTACCAGTCCTTTTTCGATCAATGTATGCCAACTGGTGTTTCTGGGATCCATTGGTGCAATATTGCTTTTATAAACTGCAGCGTATAGCCAGAAGTTATTCATATCTTTATAAAAATATGCATCTCTACAGTCAAATCCATTTACGGCCAACATGTACATTAGATTCACAATGTTGTAGTTATAATAACAACCGTTTATGCTGACATTCATTAATCTATTATACTTGTAATGAATAAATTGAGGTATGCTCAATATCATCATTCCGTTGTCATTGATTGACTGATTCCATATTTTTAATGTTTCTAAGGGATTTGTCACGTACTGAAAGGTGTCATGGCACCAAAGCAAATCAATTTTTTTAGGAGTACGAAATGCTGGATTACAAAAATCTGCTTCAATAGCTTCTACATTTTGGCTGTATCGTATACCAGCATCTAAATTAGACAAATCAATATCTACTGCAAATACTTTGTAATTATGTGGTTCCGGCGGATCATCTCTAGTTTCTAGTGTAGCCCACCATTCTGTATCTAAACCAGACCCGCATCCAAAGTCAGCAATAACACTGAGGCTATCTAAAAAACTATCATACCCATAAATTAAATCCAAAATTTGTCGGCTATGATCATGACTTTCATAAGGGCTTTTAAATTGTTCCATTTGTTAATATCTCAATAATTAATTTTTCTTTTAGGTGATATAATCTTGGCTCTAATTGATTACATGCTTCTGCTATCTCAGCATCAGTTCCCCATCCCAATTGATTATTGAGATGTACTGCCCATTTGCCCACTGAGTCTTTTTCTAATTGTACATCTACTGCATTATGTCTAGGGCGAGCCTGTGTACATACATTAAACTCATCTAATAAATTTTTTGCATGTTCTTTGATGTCTATCATAAAACAACATCTTCCATTCCAGCTGTACGTAATCTAGTGATATGCCCCATTTGCCATTGTTTGGTTTCAATGCCTTTCATGACACCTAACCAACGATTACGTAGAAATGCAACTTCATTAATGATGGTTTCATAGTCAATTACTTCATCTTCTCCATCCACATACTTTTCTGCATCTCTACTAGTCAGTGCACGTTGGTAAGCTTCTAGATATTTTTGAAACCATTTGCGACGAATTTTTCTTAATTGTATATTTAAATACTCTAATACTGCTTCAATTTCTTGCAGTTGGTTGAATCTATGTTCGGTGATACCAGGCAATGCTGCAATAGATTTTTCTAAGTTGCCATTAACTTTACATTCTGATTTGGCCGTATTCAATTCGCCTTCGTAGTAGGCTATAAAATCAGGTAGCTTTCCGAGATCAGCTACAACTCGATTATACCACATTAGTCTTCGTAGTCGTAGTTGTCTTCGTCGGTGTCTTCGTCAACAGAATATTCTTTAAGGGCCTTGACCAAAGCAGAATCAGTGCCACTAAACTCTTTCAAGTCCAAGTCTGGCAGTAAATCAACTAATATACTCATTAGGTTGTCTGCAGCCTCTTGCCTGTCTTTTTGCGGTATATATTGTTTAAGTACAGTATACGTTTCGCTTAATACATCAACATCAATGCTCATAATGTTTTGTTTCCTTTGTTTATAATATTTTCAATTGTGTCAAATACTATTTTATTTCCTTCTTCTGTCAAGTGATTAATAGAGCCACGTTCTAGATCTTGAAAATTAAGTGCATTTGGTTGGGTTGACACTGCCTGGTGTCTTAGATTTATTATATAAAAATTATATGGTTTTAAAATTGAATTAATTTTTTCTTTGAACAACGTTAAAACATCTTCGTGGTATTCTTTGTCAAAATGATATTTAAAAAAATCATGTGCGGACAATAACTCTTTGCTCTTTACACCTTTTTCGACATGATAGTCAATGTCGGCAAAAATAAGATCTGCATTTTTATGCAATGGATCGTTGTGGTGAATAGGATGCCGTATTGTTGACAATCTCCAAGGGCTACAATGTGAAATAAATATAAAATTAAATTTTGATAAATCGGTAACAGACATAAGTTGTTTATATACCTTGTGCTCTCCTGCACCGGCTTGTGCTAAATTAGTAACATCATACTTGTCTGCCAACAAATTTGGCCAGCCTTTATAATCTTTGTATTTAACTGACCAATCGGCTGAAAAACTATCACCGAGTATTAAAATCCTCATTCTACAGTTTCCTCTTCAGGTTGTGGAATAGCAGTAACACGATGCGGATTGGCGGTAATATCTGCCATTACCCGATCCAGCGATTCATTTTCGTTGCGTTCCCATGCTTTGCGGAACTGTTTGATCACTGTGCCATCTGCTAGTGTGTATTTAAGACTATTGCCTTCTTTTGCCAACAAACCTTTGCCTTCAATCAAATCAACCATGCCTGAATAAGGATTCATTCCTGTTTCGTAGGGAATCTTAACTTGCACTGATTCAAAAGGTTTAGCATAGCGTGTTTTCATAATCTTACAAGCGGCACGAATACCTTTAACTTCGGAGATCTTGTTGCCATCTTCATCTTCTTTGAGTTTTAGTTTACGCATAGCAACCACAATTGAACTGGCATAGATAAAGCCTTGACCACCAGAAATCTTGTCATCGGGATCAAACATATCTTGACTTGCATATGTATGATTGGTACATACCAGTCCCAAATTCAAATTACCAAACATGTTAACACAATTGCGAACCAAGGCAGTAAGTGCTTTGGGTTTACGACCCATGTCACCTTTTAAATCGCCTGCTTCAAATTGATTTACGTCAGTTGGTGTTAGCAACATACCTAAACTGTCTAGCACAAACAGTACCTTGGGACGCTGGTCTTCGGGCAAGGTTTTGTATTCTTTGACAAACTCGCTGATCATTTTAGCAACATCATCGATCATGGCCATGTTTAATTTGAGTAGTTTGTCTTCGCTGGTGTCAACACCAAGAGCGTGTAGCCATGCTTCATCCAGTGCATTTTCTGTATCAATCAGGATAGGAAAGATACCTTGTTTCTGTGCATTGGCCACCAAGTTGCCACTACAGATAAAACTTTTGCCTGCGCCTGACTCGCCAGCAAACACAGTGACCTTGCCCATGGGAATACCCCGATTAAAGTCGCCTGAGATAAGATAGTTTAGTGCATAATTGTTTGTTGAGACCCAATCGGTAGGATCATTGAAGCCGACAGAAATGCCGTCGATGCTTTTAGTAATTGATTTGCGAAATTTACTTACGTCGAATGGTTTTGCCATGATATGTCCTTTATTTTTTGGTATATAAAATTTGTAATGAATTCGTGCCCATCTTTAACAGGGTGCCCGTGTTCTAGTTTGCAATTTTTAATAATTGATTGATAGCTATCAGTAGATAAAAACATATTATAATTTATACAACCGTTAAGATCAAGAATTTTATTAAACTTTTGTTCTATTCTAGTATCGTCCATTTTGTCAAACACATACCCCAGTTGAAGTTGTGCTTTGAACCAGTCCAATGTTGGGTGCCAATTTAGATTGTCATTGAATGTATCAAGAAAAAACAAAGTGTTGCCGCGGGTTTTTGCAATAGCTTGTAAAGAAATAATTTGTCTTAAAAAATTTGAATATGCCAAATATGGATGCCAATCGGATTTAAAATATTTTTTATCTTTACTGGGAAGATATTGATATATTTTTCCTGATTCGGCATGGCCCATTTCTATTCGAAGCCAGCTAGTCAAACATACTATAGCTATCCTAGGATTATTTTTCAACAAATAATCAAATGTTCTTCTATATATGCGATAGTTACTACTTGCGGCTCGTGCATCGTTTATCACCGGCTCATCTAATTTAATTGACAATAAATGGGGCCAACTATATTCACGGTGGCCGTATGTTTCTTCATCAGGCCAGCCAGAAGTCCAACTATCCCCATTCACATATATCATAAATTAACTAGATTTACGATTTCTAATCATAGCCAAAATATCTTCGGCTTTTTGATTAGATGGTTTAGACACTGGTGTTGCAATTGGAGCAGTCGGTACCGGAGTATCTTCGTCTGCATCAAAAGGCGCAGATTCGTCGGCTGGTACTGCAACAGGTTTTGATACCGCCACTGGCTTAGCAGGGGCAACTTCGTCACCTGTGATTCCGGCTCCACCTTGGAAACCACTAGGTTTATAGTAGTTGGCCCAACGATCTGGATCATAAGGTTGACCATCCACTGACGCCTCAAACATTTCCTTGATTACTTTCAATTCAACGTCTGTAGGTTGTTTGGGCAAGAAGTCTGCCAAGTTGTAAAGTCCATACTGTTCAACTGCGGCCGCTTCGACGGTTGTTAATGCTGACTCTTTGCGTGACCACTTGCTTGTACTGTAGTCTGCATATCCACCTTTGCTTGTTTTGGTAACAGTAAAGTCTAGACCTGCTTCATAGTCTGTGGGTAAGTTTTCCAATTCGGGATCCATCAATGCCGATTTGATCAAGTTGAAAATCTGCGGACTAATAACAAATCTACGAATAGGATTTGTTGGCACACGATCATCTGCCAGCGAATTTTCACGTACAAAACCCTGGAACAAATAAGATTTTTTCTTCCAATACTTACGACCCATATCTTCTAAACTGGGGTCTTTGAACCATGTACGTACTTCTGCCAAAATTGGGCATGCCGCACCATACATTTCCACACAAGGTACTTGTACCACAACTGGTTTTGAATCTGCTTGTCCTTTGACTCCAGCAAATGGCAAACGAATCATTAGTCGTTCAGCCCAGAAAAAGTCGTTTTTGGTGTTGCCATCGGGTAGGAAGCGAATTCTACTGCTTGTACCTTCGGGAATGTTCCAATGCGGATAAATTGCATTATCGCCTTGGGGTTGGGAATTACCGCTTGCACGGTCTTGTTGTGCTTGTAATTTTGCACGGATTTCTGCGAGAGATGTAGCCATAATAATTTTCCTTTATAAAATGTGCCATGAATGTTTTAAGATTGTCTTAAGTTTGCACATAACATATTATGTGCTTTGTATTTATCTTTGTCAAATGTTTTTTATTCTTTTTTACTCAAACCTGCCAGTGTTCGGATAAATGATAGATCGTCTGATTCTTGCATTGGATTCGGAACTGGAGTATCCATTCCAGTTGTACCAACTTGATCATTTTGTGGGGCTGCAGGTTGTTGTGGTGGTTGTTGTGGTGCTTGGTTGACCTGTGTAAGTTCACCGTAAATTTCGTCCGCAAAGTCTGTCATGCCATTTGATTTCATCCAAGATAATACTGTTTGTCGTGCATCTACATCTGGGCCAAAATCGCTACTTAGTTGACTTAATGTATTTTCCATTTCTGGATCAATATCATTAAAATAATATTTGAGTTCGTTCCAAGCATCTTGACCATCAAACCCAGCGGCTAACGGATGTTTCATTAATTCTTTAAAATCTTGTTGTTGTGCTTCATCTTCCATGTCTTCGCTCATGGCTGTTTCGTGTACCCAAGATTCAAATTCTCCACCCATTGATGGTTGTTGTTTTTTATATTTTTGGTGTGCACGATATACGTATGGCAAAGCTGCATCAAATTTGTCGTTGTATATTTTTTTAACAAAACGTTCACGCAACCCATCTACATCAACCGTGTCTTCGATTGGTTCCGGTGGTACAAAATTTTCACTATAGTAAGCATATCCTTTTTGTTTACCAATGTGGCGCAAATGATTACGCAATTCATTATAGTGTTGTATTGCGGCATGAGCCATTTCTTGTGTTTCCCGGTCTTCAAATTGACGTCGTTTTGCTTCTCTTACAAAATGCGCCATAGCACTCATTTCTGTGCACATACCGCTGATATGTTCGCCAATGGCATCATCCACCGAACCGCCATTACTGCAATGTTGTGCCATTGCACGTGCACCGTGTAAATTTTTAAATGGTAATAGTCTACGCTCACCTACATGATTTTCGATGAATACAGCATCAATGTTCCGACTGCGTGACCCACGTTTTTCAGGATCCACATTGGTGTTGTGTCGAACAATTATACGTGCTGGGCCACATTCTTGATAACTGCTACGGCTTGTTCCCCACATGCGACTTTCGGTTACTGCATCAACTTCGCTGGCATCAAATGTACTGTCATGACGGCTTTGTTGTTTTACATCACGCAACTCTAAACTGTCTTTTGTGTTGTCACGTACATCAAATCTCATCATGTTACTACGAGCAAATTTTTTCATGATAAGCAAGAATTTGTTCCATTCGGTAATTTCTTCTGTGTGTAACCGATCAGTTATGCTTTTGCCAAACATGATCTTTAAGCTTTCGTTATCAACAATACTAATTGTCACATTACCAAATTTCTTTCCGTTTTGTCCAATATAGTCAAAGTTAAAAAATCTTGCACTTGAAGGATCGCTAGTGGCTTTTGATTTTTCATCTCCCAAACTAACATTTTCAAATCTGCTACGAATTTTGTTAAATAGTTCTGTGGCTACGTTTTCGGTGTTTATCATGATTCTGATCCAATATTGTAATATTTAGCTATTATTAAAATCCACTAAGCATTACAAATGGCATAGGATCAATAAAGTCTGTTATGTCATTTCGAACATTTTCGTCTAAATCGGCATCAAAAGTCTGCAATAACTGTACCATTCGGATGCATAGTAGCATGGCCATAACCAAATCGTCTGTTTCTCCTATTTTGGCCGCAAAACCTGTACCAGCAGCCACAAAGTTTTTGAGTTCACTAATTATATTGTTACTTGCAAGATGTAATCGACGATTTTCTATTAGAGCTTTGAATTTAGCACATACTGCTATTTTGGTTTTATTTGTGGTAGTAAATCCTTTACGATATGATCTGTTGACCCCTGCACGTCTTGGTTCACTTAGAAATGTTCCTCTAATATTTTCTTCTCCCAGTTCAGCTATAGTGACCAATGCAGCTTCACCTAGTGTATTGTTTTCAACACTATAATAAATGTTGGTTTCAGTTACAATACTGTCATACAAATATTGGCAAATTTCTTTCATTATACCTACTTGTTTTTGTATTGGGGTTTTATTATGTTGCCATTCAGCCACCTGTTTCATTGATGGAAGTTCTACCACTTGTATTGCAGCGTAGTCCCCGCCTGTGCCCAAGCTGGGATCTAGCCCGACTATATAGGTAAATCCTTTTTCAGGTTTTTTGTACCAACGTACTTGCCCTTGTCGCTCAATTGGATCTATACCAGCCATCTCTACTAGATGCAGAGGATTGATTAGCGTTTCATCAAAAATAATGAATTCGCAATCCATTTCACGACGAAAGCGTTCTTCGCCCAACTGTGCTCGCATTTGATCAGCCCATTTTTCATCGCGATCTGGATGTTCTCTCCAGGCACTACGAAATGCTTTAAATCCGTTGATTCCCAACTCTGTCTGATTACCAAACTCATCAATAGTCTTGTTAGCACCTTTCCAAATTTGTGCAAACTGGTCTTCGTCACTATTAGGAGTTGAGGTAATAATACATTTACCACCAGTGGCCAGGGTAGGCGTAATGGACGTCCAAAACTCTGCCGCAATTGTGGGCCTAACGAATGCAAACTCGTCACAGTATAAGAGGGATATAGACATACCACGACCAGTATTTTCTGTAGTTGTTGCACTTACTATGCGACTACCATTTTCAAAATCTAAATTACCTTTGTTATAAGTTGTTACACCTGCACGAATATGATCTGGGCACAGTTCGTATGCGTACCGAATACGTTGCATAATTTCTTGTGCGCCTGTATATTTGTGGGCTGCCACAAGTATGGTACTGTCTGGAACAAACATGGCGTACCAAAGTAAGTACCCGGCGGCTGAAGTTGATTTACCAGTTTGTCGAGGCATCAAACTAATACTAAACCGATAATTATGATAACTATCAATTAACCGTTCTTGATACTCAAATGGATGATATTGCATAGCACCCTTGGTAGGGTGTTGTATAAAAAAGTAATTATCCATAAAGTACCTAGGCCCTGTTTCTGGGTCTGCACATTTTGCAAACTCCAAAATTTGTTTTTCGGTTAGACTCATTTTTCGGTAAGGAGTCTTTATAATAGATAATTCGTTTGTTGTACTCATGTTAAATATACTTATATGGAAACACTCTTATTAAATCGAGATTTAGCGCCTATTTCAATTTTGCCATTAAGTGTAATTGGTTGGCAACATGCTATAAAATTAATGTTCTTAGATCGCATTGAAGTCTTAGAATCTTATGAAAATCGTGTGGTGCGTAGTGAAAAGCTAACCATATACGTACCAGCAGTTGCTATGACCAAAGAGTACTTTAATTATAAAAAGGGTGTAAAGTTTAGTCGGCATAACTTGTATTTACGTGATTTATATCAGTGTCAATATTGTGCCGACACTTATAATGTCAAAGAATTAACTATTGATCATGTTATTCCCCGAGTAAGTGGCGGGGGAACAAACTGGGAAAATTGTGTAACTGCTTGCAAGTCTTGCAATAGTAAAAAAGGCAGTAAATTACAAAAGCCATTACGTATGCCATTCAAGCCCAGTTACTACAAATTAATACAAACATGGAAGGATCGACATTTCCATGTTAATCATCCCAGCTGGTATCAGTATCTGGGTGTCGAACAGCAACAAGCCAACGCTTAATCGTCAGTTGGTTTTTCGCCAGTAAGATATGGACGACTGAACCAAAGTTGGAACCATTCATCTGTGCCAGGTTGAATGTTTTTATCTTGTTCTATCTTGCGTTTTTCCATAGCAGTTTTACTGATATTGGCGCCTTCGCCTTTGGCAAAATCAGTGTGACTGAAATCAGTATGTGTATCACTGCCAACAGGACTCACGTTGTTTTCTGGATCTTGAGTAGGAGCAATTTTTTCGCCATGCTCTGCCAACAAAGGCATGCCTGCTAGTCGGCGTATATCATTTAGTTCAGATGTATCCATTACTGCATCAGGAATTGCAGTTTCTTGAGGTGTGTAATTTGCAGTTGTATAACGATACTGTTTCATTATACACCGTGACGATTTTTCTTGCGTGATGCAACTGGACTTACACGATGGACCTCATCAGATTCTGTACTGTTATTAGGAGTTAAACGTTTACTTTTAACACCAAATGCTCGTTCAGCTTGATCTAGTATCTTATGCTCGCCATCAGAGTAAGCAACAGTAACTAGAGCTTGTCCGTTTGGTCCTTCTTTTTCAGGCTCGTGTTCATACTT